CAAATAGTGAGGGCAGTGCTATGAAATATGTTGTAGTTTGGTTTACTGACGCGGGGCAACATGCGCTCCGCTTTAGAACTCTTGGCGATGCTGAGATGTTCAAAGAAATTTTAATAGCAGATGAACACGACGAAATCTATATAGCTGAGATAGTAAAGGAAATTAAAAAATGAACAGAAAAGAACTAACCGAAAAACTGGCGGCAATTACTCCGCAAATAGTCAAGCTAGAATTAGCAGGCAAATCACGCTATGTTGACAATGAATGCGGCAAGCTATGGAAAGAGGCGCGACATCTACAATATCTTATTAAAAACCTGCCTAATGGCGGCTGTATGTCCTACCCTGTAGGGTAGTATACCTTTAACCATTAAACGCGCTTAGAAATCCCTCTAGGCGCGTTTTTTGCTCTTACAAGTATAGACTTGCCTACTTGCCTTGATATTTATCCCTAAGGTAATTCATAGAGACTGGCAATTCATCACAACTACCATCTTGCACTTCATTAAGTATCCAAATGCCACGCCATGAGCCATTGGTTTGAGCAGTCAAATAGTCTTCATCATGTTGGTAGAAAATGCCTGAGAACAAGCCCAACATATTCTTTCCGTCAGCCCTGCGACCATACGCAATGTCTCTATCTTGAATATGTCCACAGACACAACTCATATATTTTTTGGCTAACATGGCTCTAGCTGAACTACAGGGTCTACCCATGATGCCTGATGTAAAGTAATGGCTATAGGCTATTCCATCGATGACAGCGACTTCAAGGAAATCGTAGACTTCCCACCCCATCTCATCTAGCTTGAAATCGTGGTAGCCAATAAGCCCATCTAGTTTAGGGTCAGACTCAATAGCGCGTTCAATTCTTTGTTCATGGTTTCCGATAGTGAATACCAGTCGTGGATTCCATTGTCGTTGCTTATTCTTGATGAGTCTACGCTGTTCTTCCCTAATGGGTGCGAGGAATGCTTCCATTCCACTGATGCCTGCTTCAATGTCAGCAGTATATCTTCTTCCCTCAAAGGACTTCTTGCCGATGTCCCATGCGCTAAGGCTAGGCATATCAAAATGGTCGCCAATATGAATGATAACGTCTGGCTTTTTATCGACAGCATATAGTCCTGCCCATCTTAGATGGTCAATAGGTTGATTAGGTTTAACTTGAGTATCGGGTATTACAAGATGCTTGGTCATACTTATCCCTCGCGGTGCGAATTATAATGATTTTTTCACGCATTTCTAATGCTGTATATTCATACAGTACATACCAAATTGTAATGGTTCGTTTCGGTTACTGGTGAACCACGCCAGTTACACAGGCTAACGCCCTAACCTAGAGGAGTATTAGTGTCGCGAATGTCAGTATTACACACCCACAAATTACGATTAACTCGGAACGCTTGAACGTGCATTCAGTCTTGAGCCACGCCATGACTTCTTGTCTTGTTTCCCTGAGTTCTGCTTGTGCTTCATCGATAGCCTTGTCTGCTGAATCGTGAGCATCTTTGATTGCTTTTTCCAAATCTTTCTTAGCCATGTTTCACCTCTTAAAATGGTACGTCTTCACTTAGGAAGTCATCTTGTTTTTTTGGTTGCCCACCCTCAGTGTAGATAACCTTGCAGTTACCTAGAATGGGTGGTCGTTCTGCCCCAGACTCGCGTTCTTCTTTTGTTTGAGACTGTGCAATGAACCCATGATTGCCATACTGGTCTTCTTCAGTAGGGTTGATAAAGGTAGTCAGGTTTAGATACTTAGCTACTGACCCATCTTTTTTAGTTACTTCTTTCAATCTTGATTTGTCGATCTTAGTTACATCTAGCGACAGTGATACGCCTATCTTACTCATGTTAAATTCCTCACTTCTGATTTGATTTCCTCTACGGCTAGACTAATTTGTTCAGCCAGTTTACTTATAAACTTTTCATCACGCTCAACACGCACAATGAAAGGCTTCATCTCAGGGTGGTATGACATAAAATCCCACCATTCTCTGCCTGTAATATACAAGCAACCCTGTACCTGTGCATAATGTTTACTCGGACATTCGCCCTTTCTACTCCATGCTATGTGGTTCTTTGGTGATGGGCATTTAAACTCTACACCCCCATCATCATTAATTAATCCATCAGGGCTACAACCGAACTCACCTGAGTCATCTAGTATAAACCCTACTTCTTGAACGTCAACACCGTTAATAAATTCATAGGTTGCCCTAGCTTCAGGCTCTAACTCAGTCCCTCTCTGCATCCACTCATTCACAAAGATTGGCTCACGCTCCCCTGTGATTCTCTCTGCAATCATCTCACTGATGTAATCATCAGCAGATGCACTAGGCTTCCCTGCCGTAGTGATTAGCTTTGAGAACTGACTAGCACTGGGTCTTCCTAACCTAGCGTCTAGCCATTCCTGTGTGCCCTGCTCAGCTTGCAGTATTTTCAAGTTTCTTCTCCAACATAGAGATTGCTCGGTCATACTGGGCTACTGATAACTCATCAACAGTCTTGCACTTAAACACCTGACAAAACTTCTTAACATCACTGTCTGTTTGCTCTAGCAATCCTTTTAACTTAGATGACTGTTCTTCACTGATAGGGTTATCAACGAACGCTAGTGGCAGGTCTTCCCCTGCATATAAAGAAAAGCCCAATCCAAATAGTGCGATACACTTAACAAGGCATCGCATTCTAGCATCACTCACATCTCTTGATGTTGGGTTTACGATGGCTTTATTCCTGTGATCCATCACTGGTAGCCACATACGTCTAGTGATACCCTCGATGGTCAACTCTACTTCCACCTCAACAGTACCATTCTGGTCTATGTTAGGCTCAAAGTAACAGTAACTAGCGTTAGGATAATGGGTCATCAGTGTACCCCAAGCGTACGCCCATGAAAGGTAACTCAAGTTACCCTTCTTCTCGATGTGTTTAGATACGTCAATCGCTGACAGTGTTGTCCATACGTTACTCATTATGCACCCCCTAAGATTTCTTCAAACTGTTTTTCACTATACCATGTGGCACTAGCTTCTTTAGCATACGCATCTGCATAGCCGTTGTAGTAGGCTTCTGGCTCGCACTCACGAGCAGGATAACCATGTATACAATCGAACTCGCCCTTCTCATAATCATTTAAGTTATTTAAATCACTCATCTCGCAACCTCATTTGTGTAATGTGTTCATCAATATAATCAATAGTCTTTTGATTAAATGCATTAAAGGCATCCTCTACTAACTTGCCTACTTTCTCATAGTTTAATTCTGCCAGTGCTTGCAGTACATCCTGATGGTACTTCTCCATCTCTTCCATGCTTTCATAATACTCACCTATCAATGCTTCCTGCAAAGTAACAGGGTCGTTACGCAGTAGGTCAATAGTGTATTGCCATGCGGTATCGTCTATCTCTTTGCCTGAACTTCTAGGATTGATTAGGGGAAACTGTGTCTCTGCCCTATCATGGTGATAATAATCAAATATCAATGGTCTATTCATGTTTCTATCCTCTAAAGTTGTGTGTGAGATTACATATTAGTCAATGTTTACACCCATGTCAACAAAAAGTTTGCAAATTATTTTACATTAGTATAAGATGGTTACAAATCACTAAGGAGATCCACATGGACATTAACAAATCGTTAGACTTTTATATGAAGACACACCGTATGACCCAAGCTGATATAGCCAGAGAGGGTGGGCTATCCCCTGCTACTGTCAGTTTAATAAGAAACAACCATCGTGATCCAAGCTGTGCCACACTAGTTGCACTGTCCGATCTATTCCAAGTACCAGTCAGCGAGTTTATCAGGGCAGGTGAACATGGATAAGAAAGGTTACTACGCAATCATCCCTGCCAATGTCAGATACGATGAGAGCCTAACACCTAACGCCAAACTTTTATATGGTGAGATCACTGCACTTTGCAATGAGAAAGGATATTGTTGGGCAACCAATGGTTACTTTGCAGAACTATATAACGTCAGTAAGGTATCTATTAGTAAATGGATAGGTAGTCTTAAAGATGCAGGCTACGTCAGCATTGAGTTAGAGCAGGATGGGGGTACTAAACAAATCTTAAACAGGTATATAAGATTAGTTAATGACCCTATTAAAGAAAAGTTAAATACCCCACAAAGAAAAGTTAATGGGGGTATTAAAGAAAAGTTTAAGGATAATAATACAGTTAATACTACAGTTAATATTACAGATAATAATATAGATCATTTTGAATCATTCTGGAGTGTTTACCCAAGAAAGGTTGGCAAGGCACAAGCTAAGAAAGCATGGGATAAACTCAAACTAAATGACGATACTGTAATGTTAATAGCTGAGAACATTGCATTGAGGATTAAACATGGCGAGTGGAGCGATGCTAACAAAACATTCATACCCCATGCGTCAACCTATCTAAACAATGCAAGGTGGGAAGATGAGGTCGAAGCCCCTAGACTAACTAGCGTGGCGAAAAAACCGAATCAAATAAAGAAGCGCGATATTGAAGTCGCATTAACCGATAGATCATGGGCTAACTAGGAGTAATAAATGTCTGAATACGATTTACCGTCTGACCTTTTTGAGCGCAGATACGATGCATATAAGAGCCATCCTGCATACAACGTAATAATACAATTACATCGCGCGTCTATGGCTATGGACTTTATGCAAATTAAGTTGGATATGGAAAGTGATGGACTGACTGACTTAAAAGAAATACTGGATAATTTAATAAATTGCTTTATAGAGTGGGATGCAGGCAAAGACTGGGATGAACACTTCCAATACAGGAGACTACAATGACGCAATCAGAGAGAGTATTAAAATATTTAGAAGATGGTAAGAAGCTAACCTGCCTGAATGCCTTTGAAGAACTAGGCATCACCCAAGTGGCGGCTAGAATCTTTGAGTTGAAAGAGAAAGGTCACGACATCAAGACCAACAGAAGAAAGGTAACTAACCGTTACAATGAAATCTGTAGCGTAGCTGAATACTACATGGAGAAAAGACATGAAAGACTATGATATAGAATGTCCGCAATGTGGTGATGTTATGGGCGGCAGGCGAGAAGAGTCTGATAATCCTGATATTAAATTTATTTATGAGGCAGGTTGCATTGAATGCTGTGTAATTATTGAGCATAGCTATCCAACTGAGGAGTACCAGAAAAAGGTGCATGATTATCTTTTAGGCAAATCAGGAGAGGAAAATGGATAAGAAAGTTCATGGCGGTGCTAATCTCTATAAATACATTGGCACAAAGAGTGACAAGTTCGTTACTGGTCAAAAGTATACTTATGCGGATATGGCTGAAATGACTGGTATTAACATACAAACACTGAGGAGTAGGATGGGCAGAATCAGGGGCAATGTAATTACTGATGAGGTTTTACTGCCAAAGAGAAAGCCTTTCACAAACTCTGATGGCACACCCTTTTCTAGCATAGAGAGACAAAACATTCCTGATAGGTGTGAGACTGAATCTGAGAAAATGATGAACAAATACTTGAGGTTAGCGTTATGAATGGTGCGGCTTGGACTGTCAACTGTCCTAAGAAACTAGCGATGTACAAAGAGTTTGTTGATCAGATGTATGACAAGCACAAGTACGTTACGTTTGAGTACAAGCTAGGCAAGCCAAGAAGCATCAAGCAGAACAATGCAATGTGGGTGTTCTGTAGAGATATAGCAAAGCGATGTAATGATGCAGGGTTTCCTTGTGTCATTACTAGCCCAGTATTGAGCAAGCCTATCGAAGCACCGTGGACTGAACGCAGTGTGATGGACTTGATATGGATGACAGTTCAAAGAGCAATGTATCCTAACAAGGATGAGAGCAGTAGGCAGTTGTCTACAGATGAAGTACCATTGGTAGCTGAAACAATAATAAGACATTTGGCAGAGAAATATGGACTCTATGTATCATTCCCTACTAAGGAATTTAAGAATGGCAATAAAACGTGATGCGGCAGATAAGTGGTTTAGTAATGTAGTTAGGAAGAAAGCAGGGTATGTATGTGAACACTGCAACAAAGTAGATTCGAGAATGGAGTGCGCTCATATCTATGGCAGGGCGGCAAAGTCAGTGAGGTGGTCGTTAGACAATGCAGTATGTCTATGTCATTACTGCCACATGAGGTTCACTGCTAACCCACTGGAGTTTACAAAGTGGTTGGATGAAACACTGGGTCAGGGACACATGGATATGCTGAGAGAGAAGTGGCAAGTCCTGATGAAGACTAACAAGAAGTTAAGGTTAGAGATAGCGAAGCATTACAGGGAAGAACTGAAGAAAATGGATGAAGATGAGAACTACGAACCAGTCAGTTATAACTGAGGTGTAATATGGCAGTGCAAATAGATGATGAAGTTTTGTTTATAATGTTTGATAACGTAGAGCAGTATGGCTTTGATGAACATAAGTACAGGCTAATTAACATACTAAGTGCATCACTAAAAGGTCACTCTGGATACGCTAGGAATGAGTTGATAAAGTTGTGGGATGATGTAGAGGCAGACATAGCGTTAGCTAATGAGCCACCAACTGAAGAGCAATTAATGCTTGAACATCCTGAGATGTTAGATATATAATACAACTGTAGTATAGTTTTATTCCCCTAGTTAAATGATTTGCCTCACTGTATGTGGGGCTTTTTTTTTGGTATAATTGGGGAATGTCTAAGTCCCTATTAAAACGTATTGGCGTATCAGGTTATAACAAGCCTAAACGCACCCCATCCCACCCAACCAAGTCCCATGTGGTCGTGGCAAAAGAGGGCGGCAGAACAAAAACCATCCGTTACGGTCAGCAAGGCGTTCGTGGTGCAGGTAAAAACCCACAGACTGCCAAAGAAAAGGCTAGACGCAAATCATTCAAGGCTCGCCATGCTAAGAACATCGCTAAAGGTAAGATGTCTGCGGCATACTGGGCAAATAAATCAAAATGGTAGGAGATAACCATGCCACAAGGTAAAGGTACATACGGTTCAAAGGTGGGTAGACCACCAAAGAAAAAGAAGAAGTCATTACTAGGCGGTAGTTATGGCAGTCAACGCGGCAGGTAATTACACCAAGCCAACCATGCGTAAGAACCTGTTTAACAGAATCAAAGCAGGTAACAAGGGTGGTAGAGCAGGGCAATGGTCAGCGCGTAAAGCGCAGATGCTTGCTCGTATGTACAAAGCTAAAGGCGGGGGATATAAATAATGTTTTTTATGGGTGGTGCTATTGCAGGTCTTGCTAAAAAGGGATTGAAAAGTAATCCGTTTGTAAAAAGACTCACAGGAATTGGCTTGAAAAAGAAAAATAAAAAGAGCCTTATAAAGAAAGATGAAACCAAAGCCATCAAGAAACCTGTTCAGCAAAAGAAAATTAAATCAGTGAGCCTAAAATAATGCTTGCTAAATCACAGCGTAGCCTAAAGAAGTGGACAAAGCAGGACTGGGGTACTAAATCAGGTAAGCCCAGTACACAAGGTTCAAAGGCTACAGGGGAAAGATACCTACCTAGAAAGGTTAGACAAGCACTCTCCCCACAAGAGTATGCCGCTACATCAGCCAAGAAGAGAAGAGATACTGCCGCAGGAAAGCAGTTTAGTTCTCAGCCTAAGAAGATCAGAAAGAAGACTAGACGCAAGTCCCTACTAGCTTAGTATTCCCACATCACAGGGGTTGTCTCCCTGATGTCTACATGGATGAATGTCTTGGCAACACCTATACCAGTGAAGCCTAACTTCAATGCTTCCCTTACAATGATGTATCTCTCTGCACCACCTGCTACAGCTATGTCACAGGCAATACCTTGTGCGTGTGTTCCTGCTTTAGCTTTCCTAGCTTCGATAGGATGTGATGGGTCACGATAACCACTAGTAATATTGAATGGGAAACCACAGGCATGACGTAGCTTGTCTAACTTCTCAATGAACTCATCCTTCATCTCATTGTTGCCAGTACACTGACAGTCAAACTCACTACGTTTAAAGTATCTAAATGCTATTCGCTTCTCAGGGGATTCGCTAGATAGTCCAGACCGTTCCATAAATCTTCAATCTCTTTCGTAAGTTTCTTTAGTTGCTCGCTGACCTGCTCACTGTCTCTTGTAGCTATCTCTGCTCTATCAACAGCTACCTTCATTTCTTTGACTTCATCCTTCAGGGTTACAAGCTGTGCCTGATTCTCCATGATGGTCTTGAGATTAGTGCCTAGTTCAACAAGGTTTGTTTGTATCTCTGATGTATCAGGTATCTCTCTTGATTCTACTGCTTCTAGCCTAGAGTATAAACTACTGGCTGTCCATACAGTACCACCGATACTTGTGCCTATCGTGAGGACTATAGCTATCCACACGCCCTTGAGTTTAGTATCACCAATCTTTACCTCAGTATCACTGAGCATAACAATCCTCGAAGAAGCACTCATCATATACAGGGGATGTAGTGTAGAAGTCACCCTCTACGCCTGCGTTCAGTATATCTGCTGACGAAGTATAAGCATCGAACATACCATATACTAACACACTATCAGATGTATGGAATGATACTGCGGCAAACCCTGATGGTGCATCGAACACTGCATCATAAGCATTCAAGAAGTCCTCACCCATCATGTCAACTTCAGCCTGCATATCTTGTACTAAACCCTCATCATTTTGTACTGCTACAAATGCGGCATAGGTTTGGGCTGTCTCTTCTACAACTTCGAGGCTTTCATTGTATGTGTCAACGTGCGTGTTAGTAATCTCTACATCATTGTTAGCTATGTAAGACTGTACTTCCTGTGCTTGGATAGCATCACCACTATCTTGTGCATCTTCAGCCATGTCATTTACTACGACTGCTTTTATCAATACCTCTGACGCGCCCACAAATGCGCTTACAGCCGTGTTAAGCTCAACCCTAGCCATATCTACCTGTTCGTCTACAAACTCCTCTGCGGTCATTGTATAGACAGCTTCCGTTGTCATTTGTAAAGCATCATTGTAGGCTTGTGCTTGTTCGTAGGATAACTTAGCATCATCTACTGTACCCACTGGTGCGATTAAGCCTTGATCTGCGAGTACCTGCATACCTGATACTCTCTGTATCCCTGCATCGAATGTATCGACAATGCTTTGACTGGTATCTACTAAGTTAGATACATCAATGCTGTGTGCGGAAACGCTCAGAGATGCTAAGATTGTCGCTAGTATCTTCTTCATTTACTTCTACTCCTATACCTAACAGTTGATTGTAATGCTCTTCCCTTTCCGTGTAATCAGGGATGAACAATGATGGGGTATTCTTCATTGCTATAAATGCGTTCTTGCCAAACACCATGCGACCATTAACTAGTATGGGACATGGAGTACCTGCTGAAAACATGGCGGTCCAGTTATTTATATTCTGGCACATCCTTGACACTGCCGCGATGGACATACCTAAATCCTTCAGCACCTTGCTGTCGCGTCTACGATTACACTCTTCATCCTGAACGTAGCGACCACCACTTAGACCTAGTACGTCTACCTGTAATCCACCACCAATAGAACGCAAGCAAGTGTCCTGCCCTGATGACATAAGGGATGGACTGATAGCAGTATTCACAGGACTAGGCTTACCTGCCCCTGCTCCTACGTTCTGCGTTGTTGTATTAGTTGTAGTGTTGTTACTATTTACAGTAGAGTCTTGATAATTGTTATTCAAGTCACCGTTCTGTTGACTCTCCGACCCATATACTGAAACAGATAACAGTAATAATAGTATTCTCACTTACGCAAACTCATCAGCTTTGACACACCCTTGATGCCAAATGAACTGGAGATAGCTATGAATAGTAGGTACTGATACCACTCAGGTAGATTAGACAGGGCAACAAACCCATCCTCTACTCTGTCGATTACTGATGGGTCATTCACTACTATAGCGTAGCCAATCATAAAGATAGGCACAGCAAGCACCAGTGTCCAAAACTCATCCTTCCATGAGTTAGCTGAAGCATCAATGGCTTTGTTCTCCCAATCGCCATCGTTTTGTATGACCTTCATCTTAGCCTCATGCACAGCTTTACTCTGCTCTGCTTTGTTTTTTAAGTAACCACCTGCAAGGTCAGCTACAGGCTTAATGAAGTTTAACCACATACTATGCTCCAACGATTCTCATAAGATGACCGAAGCCAAGAGACTCACCCACAATAACCGCGCCACCACCAATGACTAACCACTTTATCTGTAATAAAGATTTGTTAATGTTGTGCAGTTCTTCTCTAAGTTCAGATGTAGCATTATGCAATCTAGTCAACTGCTTGCTATGATTGTCTACACGCCACTCTAACTTACTTACTCTTGGCTCTAAATTTGACATTATTCTTCCTCGAGACTTTCTTTAATAGAGTTAGCATACGCGCTTATAAGAATGTTGAGTTCCTGTGCGCGCATTTGTAAATGATTTAGTTCAGCCTGTAGTGCATTAACACGCTCTACTTGAATAATCTGTGCATCATCTAAATCTTCTTCTGTGTAAGTTTTGTCATCAATAGTAATCATTACCAAGGCTTCCCTACTAGTATTGTTGGTGATGCTTGTTCAGCAAGGTCAGCATCTAGTGATGCCTCAAGAGCCTCAGTATCGATAGCCTCTTGCACCCATGCTATTACATTAGCTTCTGTAAGGTCAGCATAAGCAATATAGCCTTCAGCAGTTGAATCTGGAGTGAAGCTACAGGTGCCATAAGAGGTCGCTGTGTTATCACCAGATGCCTTACTTACCTGCCAGTGTGCTACTACTACACCGTCATCTGTGTTTCTTTCTAAAGTTGAAATTGTAAAGTTCATTTAGTTGTTCTCCAGTTCTGCAACTCTGTTGCGTAGTGATTGTATCTCTTTAATTAAGGTTGGTACTAGTTTACTATAATCAACACCCATCATGTCATCTGCTGTTTCTCCTTCAGATACAGCTTCAGGTGCTACAGACTGTAACTCTTGTGCGATAACACCAAAGTCTTCATGCTCTCCACTTTCTATCCAGTCAAACTGCCTGATTCTAATAGCATCAATTTTACTACCTGCATCCCCTGCATCTTGGATGTTTTCTTTAAGTCTTTCATCAGATGTGGTCACATATTGTGTTGAACTCCCATTTGTGCGTATTCTTCCTGCTTCGCCATCAGAATTATTTGTGAAGCTAATCATGGTTGCATAGGTTGTACTAGATGAACTATAAACGTGCTTAATTGTTAATCCTATACCGCCATAAAATCCTGCATTTGCAATAGAGTTATTATTGCTTACTGCAATAAATCTGTTGCCTTGAACGCCCCCATTTACATGAAGTCTTTGTGATGGACTAGTAGTGCCAATACCCACATTTCCTGATGAGGTAATACGCATTCTTTCTAAGCCACCTTCAGTAAATGCTATAGTGTCAGCCGCAGGGCTAAACATACCTGTATTTGTGTCATCACCAAATGTGTATGAAGGTGCAGAGGCAGAGCCATCACCTGCATTGACAACGCCAGATAGGTGTAGGTCTTTGAACTGCGCTCCTGTTGTACCTAAATTAATTAATTGGGTTCTTGCTGAGCCATCTGTGTCTCTTGGTATAATAGCATCGTTGTTTGATTGGAAACTTAAACCAGTGTCTCCACTGCCAATCACTAACTGACTATTACTGTCTGCGCCAATAGACCCTATAATTGTGTTGTCTTTACGGAATTGAACAATGTTACCATCAGAAGTCTTACGGTTAAATACTGCTGTATTACCCCCATCTCTAGTAGCAACAAGCAACCCATTAGCGTTTAGTTGCCCGCCTACTGTGTTGATAGAGTCAGAAGTCTTGCCCACCAATACGTTGCCTGATGAATCAATACGCATGGTTTCATCTACAGTAGTGCCATCATACTTTTGGAAAACTATAGTACCGTCACCAGTATTATTCCTAGATAATAAAGCTGTTGTGCCGTTTGAGTGAAAAAACTCACCATACTGATTAGTACCATCAGAATCTTGTAGACGAACTTTAGGTATAGCGGCAGATATATGTAGTTCTTCAGCAGGACTAGTAGTGCCTATACCTACTTTTGTACCAAAGTAACCTGAGCCAGATAGGTGGATGTCTTTGAAGCGAGCGGAAGATGAACCTAAATCAACCGTGTTGTCATCACCTGTAAAGGGTCTAAATGTTCCTGAGTCAAAATGTATATTTGCACCAGAGTTACCGAAAGTAAACGATGACCCTGTTGAGTTTATAGACAGGTTTCCAGAGTTTGTACTAATAGACCCTACAGTTGTGTTGTCTTTGCGGAACAGCAACATAGAGCCATCACTTGATAAACGATTTAAAAGTAAAACATCCCCACCATCTCTAGTGTGTGTTGAAAAACCGTTAGCCCTAAAACTACTCCCTACGGCTGTTTGGTAATCTGCCGTGCTTGTCTGCCCCATCAATACGTTGCCTGATGAGTCGATACGCATACGTTCATTTTCAGTAGTATTATTATCAGCCTGTCCTGTATGAAAACGTAAATCTGCACCTGCGGCTAAATGTAATCTTCCTGTACCACCTTTGTTAGCCCTGATGTAGTTAGCACTTGACCTTTCAAAGTCAACAATAGCTGTTGTGTCTGTACCAATATTTACATTACCTGCAACATCAAGTAATCCCTGTGGACTAGCAGTACCTATACCTACTCCACCGTTATCTTTAAATGTTACAGTAGGAGTTGTAACTTGAGAGTCATAAAAGTTTAAATCGCCATCAGCATTTACACCTAACGACCATTGCTCTCCACCAGAGTTTTCTTGAAGCATAATCCCTTGATGATTAGCATCACACTTAATCCCTACAGTGGCATTTTGGTCATCTGCTGTATCAGTAGTATTGCCCACTGTAAGTTGGTTGCGAGGACTAGTAGTACCTATACCTAAAGACTCCGCAGAAGCATCCCAGAAGAACTTAGGCGTTGTGCCTGTATCCTCGTAGAAGCTGATGTCTCCTGTTTGGTCAATCGCTAATCGTGTAATTTCTGCATGGTCTGTCTGAAACTTAACTTTAGCACTATCACTTTCATCTGACCGTATAGTGAATCTTGTGGCGGCTGTGTCCTCTTTTAATTTTAAAACGGGGTCACCAGAAGAATCTGAGGGTCTAATAACAACTTCAGCAT